CGTATGAAATACATATTCTAAACCTTTAACGGATGAGTTAGGGGCTGTCATAGCTACGTTAGATTCAGTCCCATCATAATAATCTTTAGCTTTTCTTTCATAATCAAATCTAGCAATCTTACGGATACCAAAACCATACCTATAATCATAGTCATAATAATCTGTACCATCTACAACTACAGGGGGTGCATATAAATTACCATCTGGATTAGTTCTTACAAAATAATCTTTAGGTTCTTCTTTTGGGTTATCAATATTACCAGCTACATAAAAAGTACCATATTTAAATAATTCATTATAAATAGATTTAAAAAATTTACCTTTTTTCTTTTCTTCTTGTGCAGTAATATTAAATGATATTAATATCACTAAGATAGTTAAAATTTGTTTCATAATGTTAAGTTTGTATAATATATGTAATTACCTGTTATTTGCGTCTTTTAACGTTTTTAACTCTTCTTGGCTTACCTGCAGGCTGACCTAAATTTTTCTTTTCTCTTATTTTTGCTGCTTTTTCAGCTGAAGACATTTCAGAAGCTGTTTTTACAGTTTTACTTGATACTCTTTTTTTAGGTCTACAATAAGGCACACCTCTTTTTTCTCCTTTACGTCTTCCGCAGGGTTTACCAGTTCTTACATCAATCCATTCTTCTTTAAACCAACGTTTAAGAGCCGCCCCTTTTTTAGTTTTTCTTACCATTTAGATTATTTGTATTTCTTTTTGTTGGAAGCTTTGGGTTTTTGTTACCATTTACATTTCCTCTTATACCACCTACAATATTTCCATTTTTATCTCTTGTTCCTCTTTTTCTTTTTTCAGGAAGATTTCGGTCTTGCTTTGCTTTCCCCATATTTCTATCTTTAGGTGGTTGTTTTTCATTTGGGTCCATTTTCATAGGTGAATGTCCACAACCCTTTTTCTTTAATGCTAGATGCTCTTTATATGTTTTAGCTTTTTTTGATGAGCCATCTTTACAATACATCATATGTGGCTTATAATTTTTTTTATCTTTACCTTCCATTTTAACTTATTTTTTTGATTTATTACCCCAGTTTGCTGCCCCAACTTTTCTACACTTAGCGATTGCACCACTAGCATACGCGGACGGGAACACTTTATACCTTGCTTTTACTTTTTTATAACATGCGTCTTTTGCCATAATTATTTTATTTTTAGCTTTTTAATTTTTAATTTTTTAATTTTAGTAGGTTGTAACTCATTTTTCTTTTTTATTAATTTTGTATTATCTTCTTCTATTTTTAAAGTCCATCCGTCCCAACCTAATAACAGCGCTAATTTTTGCCACAATTCAGTTTCTGAATCTACAATTCCTTTACCTTGTTCATACAATCTCATTGCCTGATCAAGAGGTATATTAGCTGTGGCTGATATAAATCTTGCAGCTGCCATTGTTGCGGGATTATCTAAACTAAGTCCCGATTCTTTTATTTCATCCATTTCATAATCAAATACAGAAAGTGCTTGTCTTATTTGTGTCACCTTTCTATCTACGGGCGGCATAAAATCAAATAATTTCCATGCTGCATCCCCAAATTTAGGCCGAGGTCTACCTGCTCTTCTGGCTAAATCAACTGCAACATTTTTAGCCATTAAAATTATATTGCCATATACACCTGTACCTCTAATAACTGAATCAGCCATTCCCTCAGCAGTTTTTATAACCCTATCTCTTTCTTTTTCATCTTCTTCTTCTTCTCCAAATCCCATTGCAAATAGTGCTTGCTGCATTGCGTTGAATATAAAGTTTTGAACAAAACTATAATATATAAGCTTTGACCAATTAGTTCTAGGGTCACCACGTCCGTCTCGTATATCTTGAGCAGCTCTTTTCATAAGTCTGGCATACTGCATAGGTGTATTAGCAAAAGCTAAAACAACTCTACCTAAATTACTTGCTTGCTGCATAGATATTTTATCAGGTCTACTAGATTGTTGTGTTTCTTCAGCTATTTCTCTAAAATCTTCAAAAGCTCTTTTAAAAGCAATATCTTGTTCTAATCCTTTATTAGTATATGTATTTGTTCTATTTCTAATAAAACTTGCGCCTCCTAATGCAATTGCAAAACTATCCGCATATCTTGTTAAAACAAAACCTTTACTTAGTAATAAACTTATAACACCACGCATTCCTCCTTTTTCAGCCTGCTCTACAAGTTCAGATTCGTTAATATTTATTTTCAAACCACCTCTTCTTTGAACTAAATAGTCTGAATTAAATAATCTCATAAAATCTCCCCAAAATTGTTTTTGATTAGAAAAAGCTTTACCAGCCTGTAATAAATTATTATCACTCCAGTTTATAAAGTTTATGGTTGATATTGTTTGTAGAACAGCAGATTTTCTATTTAAGAACATAATAGTACCAACTGCATCATTAAGCCAATCTAACATAATGTTAATTTGCTTATTGTTACTAGGCTTTCTATTTCTACCAGTTTTCATTCTACGAAGAATATCTTCTAACGCTTCTCTATACTTTCTACCAAATAAAGCTTCAAGTTTATTTAAATTTTCTTCTGAAAATACCGTATCAGCATTTTTTTGCCATTGCTGAAGGTATTTTTCTCTTTTTGTTGTGTTTATACTTTGTTTTAAATCTGTTGATATAGTTCCAGATTCCCAATTATTATCAGGTTTTATATAGCCATCAGCTTTAGTAATTAATATTAAATTATCTGCAAAATCTTTAAAAGTTTTATCTTTTTTAATTAAGTTAACTAAGCTTGCTTCTTCTTCTTTACTTAAACCTGGGATTTGCATTTTTTGTTTATTCCATATATAAACCCTGACAGCATCGCCCATTGTGAAATCACCATCTAATACTTTTTCCTGTAATGGCGATTGTGCAAATATTCCAGCTTTTTTTGGTAATTTAGGTAATCTTAATTTTAATTCTGCAAAGTCAGCCATCATTGCTGATCTTTCTCTTTCAATATTTGCCATAGCTCTACCAAAAGGTCTGATTAAATTAATTCTAACCCATTCTATAGCTTGGTCACCTTTAAATCCTTTAGGTAACAATGTGTACATTAGTCCTAAAAAGTCTTCTGCTCCCGGCGGTATAAATAAATTATATCTACCTTTATTTTTGCCTCTTCTTCTGGCTCTTACTGCAGAATATTTAGTAGTTGATAATACGCCAGATTTATCTTCTAATATTGAATTAAATTCTAAATCCAAATTAGCTTCTTTACTAGGTAAAGTTCTAGGAGTACCATCTTTTTTTATGTTAAATTGTACCGAAAATGATTTTCCTTGTAATGTTTTATAGTTTTTTATTGTAACACCGCCGTCAATTTTTGCAACCGCGCTATTAAAATGTCTTCTTGTCCAACTATCTTTCCATAAATTCCAGTTTCTACCCATACCAAATTTATAAAATTTAGTTTTACCTTCGTTATCTATATATGTAGCCGCATCAACTTTGTCAGCATCTTTTTTAGACATACCTATTAATACATAATTTTCTAAAACTTTATCTAATAATTTTGTAAACGGTATTTCTTTTTTATTAATTCCACTTAACAATTCTTTCCAAGCTCTAAAACTTTGCATTGCATGTTCCATTATCATTTGCTCATTATTTGCAGCCGCTACTACGTCAAATCCCGCAAGCTTAGCCATTCTTCTATGCAAATGTGATTTATCTTTATAAGAATTAACCATAAAGTGTATCATAGTTAAAAGTCTTTCGTTTTTCTGCGCTTGTGTAATATTAGGTTCATTTATAAATTCATTAATAGCTAACCATAAATGTATACCCGCATTAGTGTATCTATCAGTAGTTTCTTCTAACCATTGTAAGCTTCTAGTTTTAAGATTTTTTTGATTAATAGGTGCGCCCTTATAATAATTTTTTTCAGCATCTTCACGCACTTGCTTTCTTGTTGCTGATTTACCATAAGAAAAATTCTTTTTACCAACCCAATTTTTAGAACCTGCTAGTAATTGTTGTTTAATTTCTTGAATTTGATCTTTAGTAATATAACCACCCATTTGTAATCCACTAGTGACAATACCAATATTTAATAAACCTGGGAATTTATCAAGGTATGGTAAAAAATCAATCATACCATTAGAATATCTTTTAGTATCGTCAGTAACATTATACCAAATATTTCCTAATCCCATTTTAAAAGCAAATTGTCTACTAGCCAAAGTTCTTTCTATTTTTCTAGCTGCTGTGGCCTGATCTTCAGTAGATAACGGCGATTGCTTTATTGCCGCTGGAGATAAGTTGAATGCAATTTCTTTGCCGAATTCCGCAAAAAGTTTATTTCTTCTTGCTCTTATAGTAGAATTAGGTTTCTTTTCACCATAACTATAATATTCTTTTAAAATTTCTAATGATGGTTTTAGCCTATCATATAAATCAACACCTTGTGCTTCATTTTCAACAAAAGCATTTTTTTCATCTCTTGCTTTTCTAATCTCTTCTTGTGTTGTTAATCTTTTATTTAACTTAGCAAAATTTTTGTTTTCTAATTTTCTTTCTGCTTGATATAAATATTGTATTGATAATAACTTTTTCTTAGGGTCAAAAAGTTTATCTATATATTTATCAAAAAACTTTTCAAAATTACCAGCCGCTTTTCTTATTTTAGGCATTACTGCATTTTCAAACAAATTTTTAATATTGTTTCTAAAATCAGCATCACTTGGATCAAAAGCTTGGTCTTCACCAAATATTTCATCAACAAAATCTTGTAAATCTTTTATATCATCTTCTGTGAGTATATCAATTTCGTCTTCCATTTTAGGATTAGAAGTATTTTCTATGTTCTCACTAAGTATTTTAGCATCTATCATAGATTCTACATCCATTGAAGTTTCATCTAAAATATCAATTGTAGCACCAGCGTCTGTTTCAATAGATTGTGCTTTTGGTTTCTTTACATATTCTAATTTAACATCTTGAAATGCTCTAAATGCAATACCACCTAGTCCCTTGCTTTCTTTTTTACCATAAATATAACTAAATACACTTCTTTTATTTCCTTCTAATGTTGGATTAAAGTTTTTAAATATTCTTTCTGTAATTCTTTCTCTTACCTTTCTTTTAATATCTTCTTGCACCTCAGGTGCCAAACTACCAGTATTTTCATCTCTTTGTATTATGCTATTTATAACTGGGTCTATAATAAGATTACTTTCTATTTCTGTGTATATACCTGCTCTAGCAACATCACTGGCTTTAAAATCATCTTGTGTTTTTATATCTTCTGTAATATACTTATCTAATGCGTTCTGGCTAGCTTTTATTTGTTCGGAAGTTAATTCAGCTTCTTTAGACGGTTTAGTTTTTTCTTCAATATCAACCTTGCCACTTTTTGCTACAGTTTTTGCAACATCATCAGCTGCTTCTAATACTGTTTTTGCAGATAAAGGTTTAACACCTGTAAAACTATTATATCTTTTTATTAATTCTAAAGCATTTTCTCCGCTAATTTCAAATGGTAAATTCTTTATATTTTTAGAATAAGTTTTTGCGAACGCTTCTCCAAATTTATTAAACATGTTAGCTTGTTCAATATTTTCTAAGGCAGCTTGATTAGCTAAAACATCAGATAACCCTGATAAATATTCATCTACAATATCATTATTTTTAAGATCAAATTTACCATATACAGATAACCTTTGTTTTAATAATTCATATGCAGCTACCATTTTAGGGTCTGTTGAATTAGAAAAATCTGTGTCTAAAGCTTGTATTATACTTGTTTTTTCATCTCTTGATAAAGATTCAAATATAAAGTGCATTACCTCATGATGTACAACATTGCCGGAGGTACTTCTACCATTATTAGTTTTAAATATATTGTTGTCAACATTTTCTTCAACAAATAAAGCTAAATCACCCTTCATAACTCCAGACGTGTACATACGCATACCAGATTCATTTACAGTGCCTTCTAACATGTCAATAACATTCTCGTCTGTCAAAAGGTCAGGTCTATTTTTTTCAAGCCATGCTTTCAACTCAGCTCTAGTTTTACGCATTATACCTTGTTTACCCGCAAATACCCCAGTTTTATCTGAATTTATATATGATAATAAAGTTTTGCCTGTTGTATGAAAATATTCCAAAAGTTTTGTATCAATTAATTGATTATCATAACTTTCAATTCTTTGTTTTTCATTTTCAATTTTAGCCTCAATTGAAATGCTATTATTTGTTTTAAATTCTTTTTCTAAACCAGTAAGATTAGATTGTGCATCTGCTTTTTCAATTTGTAAATCAAACATTTTTTTTCTACTTTCATAAGATAAATATCTATAAGTAGAATTATTTGCTACATTCTCAGCAACATCTATATTTCTTAATATTTGGTCTTTTTCAGCTTGAGTTTTATTACTTTTCTTTACCTCTACTTTTAACGCGTTTACTATTGCTCTTAAGCTTTCGGGATCTCTTAATGCTGTTAATTCAGCTATTCCCTCTCTAATAGCCATACTTGTACCTGTTATACTTACTTGTGTACCACTAGTACCTAATATTGTTTGAGCGGTTGTTTCTGCAATTAATTTTGCAGTTATAGGATTATCTAATGCTAATGCTGAATTTATTTCTTGGCTATTTTCTGTAACAATTTCTGCTAATTGAGAATACCCAGTACCAATTAAAAAATCTTGCGCGTCTTGATTAACTTGACCTTTTAGTATACCCCTAAGAGCTGTTTTTGGCACAAATTTAGTCGCTTTACCTACTAAAAAAAGATTACTTGCATAATCCATGGCTGCGTTTTGTATACCTACTCTGTTAGCCTCATTAAGAGCATCCACTGTTTTCCCATCTTGAATAGCGTTTAATACAGCATTAGCTTGTTGGTCTTTTGGTAAGTTTTGAAATGCTTCATATGTTAAACCTATTTCTTCAGCAGCAATCCTGTTAATTAATTCTGTTGCTACCGCTCCGCCTTCTTGAGTGTATGTTGTAAAACCAAAACTAACTAGGGCAGAAAGCATTTGTGGTATTTGTTCTGCAACTACACCAGTTGTTTTATCAAAAGTTAAATTAAAATCATCCCATAATTCATTATCTCCATCATCTTCAAATATATTTATTTTTTCATATCTATCTAAATATTCTTGCATTTCTTTAGATTCAATAAAATTTTCTCTAAATATTTTACTATCTTTTTCAACTAAGTCTTCGTAATACTTTAAAGCATTTTCTCTGTCTACGCTTCGCCCACCTACAAAATTACCTTCTTTCATAAGATATACTCCACCTACACGAAAACTATTTATACTATCTGGAGTATTTTTAATTTTTCTTATCTGTCTTTCATTTTTTTCAATTCTTCTAGCAGCACTGTCTCTTAAAAAATCATCAGAAACACTTGACCCAATTTTTTTAAAAGCATTTACAAATCTTCTACCTAATGATGGTTTAATTTTTTCTTCTTTTGCTGGGGTTAGTTCAAGGGCTTTATTATAAAGAAATCTTTTTGAATTTTTAGGTGGTAACGCCCCGGTATATTTTTTATATAGGGCGTCTATTGCTTTAGTGGGGTCTTGTGTTAGTAGAAAAGAAATTTGCTTAGTTCTTAAGTCTTCTCCCATATTAGCATCGAATTTTTGAAGTAATGCTTGGTATAGTTCTTCCATCTAGTTATTATTTCCTTCGATGTTATTTAATCCGTCAATTATATCTTGTGTAACGTCAACTGGCTTTTTTAATCTAATTTCCTCTAATAATTCGCCTACATAGTCTTCACCTTCAAACCGCATGGTTTTTTGATTAAATCGACCTTTAGTTTTTATTTTTCCATCTGGCAATACAATACCTCCAAATGTACCTTCTTTTGCATTCATTATGTAATAATTTATAACTTCTGTATCCAATCCAGCTGTTTTTGCATATAACCTAAATAAATCTTCTTGATTGTTTTGAGGAATAGATGTTTGATCATAAAATACACCTATCTGATCATCGCCATATGTTTCATTAAATAATTTTACTTTTTCTTCGCGAGGCAATTTTTGATAAGCTTTTGATGTCATGTCTACAGTTTTAGTATCTGTTTGTTGTTGAGCAGAATCCCAAGCTTTAAAGAGTTGATCTTTATCCATAAATTTGCTAGCATTTTTAATATCTAATCTTTGTAAAGCTTGAACTCTTTCTTTTGCATTTAAAGGCTGTGTTGCAAAATTAATTGCATTTTGAATTGTAGGCATTGCTAAGTTAATTTTTTGCTGCATACTAGCTGTAAACTCACTTTCTCCGCCACTAGGCTTATATGCTGAATATCCAACTGAATTTTGTTCTATTAAACCAGTCATTATTTTACTAACTATAATAGGTTTAAAATTAATAGGGTCTTCTTCATATTTTGCTCTTTCTTCATCACTAAAAACATCTTTAAATAAATCATCATATAAAATTGATTTAATTCTATCGTCGCCTCCTTTATCTAGTTCAATTATTAAGTTTCTTTTTAAAGACTCAACTAATCCATTAAATTTATCATCATTTAAATTAATACCTTCTATTCCATCTTTAATTACACTCTTGTTTAATTTATCTAAATATTGTGAAAATTCGTCATCAGTTTCAAACCAATCAAAATCTTTTTTAGTAAATGAATAATTTTTACCATTATGTGTTGTATTGTATGTAGGATTACCAAAATTATCATATGTCATTGTATAATCCAGTTCATCGGGTAATAGTATATTATCTAATGCACCTTTTTTGCCGGCATCGTAACCTTTAGATATTCTCAAATGGTTTTCAGAATATTCTTTTCTTTTAGCTTGAACCCAAAGTAAGTTATCATTTGCATTTGAATATGATGCAGTTATATTATTTAATTCATTTTGTAAAGTTAAATATTCAGGTGTACCCGCAGGTACTTCTGCTAGCATATTACCTATTTCAAAAGCTCTTTTCTTTTTATCAAAAGCCCATGGGGTTAAGGTTTCTCTTTGTATGCCATCTAATTTTGAAAAATTAATTTCTTCTGGAAATTTATCAAGTATACCTCTAGCCCTAGCGTCGGCCGCTTCTCGCGCTATTCTATTTCCTTCAATTTGTTTTATTAAGTTATCAGTAGTTCTTTTTATACTTTTATCTATAGTATCTGATAGACCAGTATTAAAACCGCCTGCCGCAAGTCTTGCTCCTAATATTAAGTTTTTATCTGCCATATTATGTAGGTTTTAAAATTCCTGATTGCGCTACACCAGCCGCACCACCGGCCATATCTGTTAATCCACCAACTAATTGATTTGTTGCGTCTTTTCTTGCCTGGTCTGCTGCTGCTTTTCTTTGCTGCGCCATTCCAAGTAAAGTACTTTGTTTTTCATAAGCCATTTTTTGAGACTGTGCTTCTCCACCTGCAATAGCCATTTGTCTTGATTGCTCACCTTGAGCACCTAATTGTGCATTTCTTTGTTCTTGCTGAGCTATACTTGCTGAAGCAGCTTGAGCTTGCTGGTTTTGACTATTTGCCATTGCCTGCGCTAATGCAGCAACCCCTCCGCCCCCTGCCGAAGCAGCCATACTACTCATAATATTTGCAGCTCCCTGTGCGCTTTGTTGTGCCGCAAAATCTGCTGCTTGAGTATTAACAGTTAAATTTGTATAAGGATTAGTTATGTTTTTATATGGATTAGATGTATCTAAATCTCTAAATGCTTGTTTTTCTTGTTTTAGTTCTCTAGCCGCTCTTCTTTGTTCACGTCTTCTTTTACCACCTCCAAATAAACTAGCACCAAATTTTATAAGACCGCCTACTGCTTGACCAGCTGCTTGTATACCCGCAGCAGCTACCATTGGTGCGATTGCCCAGCTTGCTCCTCCCGTAGGTGCTTCTATTATTAATTTTGATATTTCTACTATACTTTCCATTATATATTTTTATATATTTATTATTACGTATTAACTACTTATACTAATTTCACTTCCAACAGCATATATTTCTTTAACCGTGCTTGCTGTATTTCGCATCTTTACAACTGCATGATAACCTAATAAACCACTTGTTTGCCATTTTGCTTGTTTTACATAAAATATAAAATAAGTTGGATAAGATGGCGGAGATGCTGTTGTTGAAAAATTAGCAGTAACCTCGGTTGATGTGATTGCTGTTACAGGACCTATTCTAGTATTAACACCTGTGCTTGGGTGAACATAATACAAATCGTCATCTATTTGTAAATCCTCAGGAACTGCATTCGCAAAAGTATATTTTCTTAAATTTGTACCAGCACTAACATTACTACCCCAGTCGCCTATACCTTGTACATTTAATGCTTTTAAATCAATTGTAGTAGCTGTTTCTGAACCTCCTCTTATGTAGTTAAAATATTTATTTTCTTTATTTATAAATGAATCTACAGCTCCGTCCTGCTGATCACTAGTTATGCTAGGGCATGTCCATCCAGAATCCCCTTCATAATTTAATGTTCTAAAATTTTTCATATTAGCAGGGGCTTCATTCAAAATAACCTCCACATATGGTGTTTCTTTTGAACCATAAAAATTACAAACATCTCCAACATGATGTTCATATATATGACCATTTTTAAAAGTAAAATATTTATTTTGTATACTTTCTGCAGCTTCAGGTATAAAGGACTTTTTACTAGTCCATCCATTTATTGATTCAGAAAAAGAAATAGTACTGTTTGCATTTGTAGGGTGAGTGCTAATATTATACTGATGTTTTCTAATATCATAAGAACCCACCATATATCCAGTATTTGCCGGTAATGCGTCTCTAAAAAAATCTTTCATACCATAATCTGATATAGCTTCCATGCCATCCATAGAATGCCTAACTACTACTCCATTTTTTCTATCTGTAAAATATGCCCTATGTGTATAAAAAGCGAAGCTTTCTGGATTTTTACTTATACCATAATTAGAATTATAAGGCATTGCTTGCCCTAAAACTGCTTTATTAGATGTAACATTAACATTACCGTCAGCATTAAATAATGCGTCTTTATTAGTTAATATTTTTACAACTTTATTTTCACAATAAGCAATTATATCATTATATCTAGTATGTAATAACTGTATACTACCATAATCTGGATTAATTTCTTTAGTAATAGCTTCAGCAATAATAAATTGGTTTAATCTATTTAACCCGTTTTTATTATTATATATTTGAGAAAATATTAAATTATTTTTATGATTTTCTTCTATATATGGCTTATCTTCAAAGACAGTAGACACTCTAACACCTTTTCCTAATGAAGCGCCATTAAAAGTATCTCTAATTGACATAGATTCTATACCGTTTGAAAAACAAAAACAATTATAATAAGATAATATATTAACATTACCATGATCATTTGTACCATCAGATGCTATTGTAAAAACTTCTTGTGTTTCAAAATATATATCAATGTCAACATCATCCTTAGGTAATACTTCAAATATAGGTGGCTCTGGAATACCTATTAACTGATCTTCTTTTCTAAACTCAAGAACTGATATTTGCATTACCTGCTCCCCATTAAAATTACTACTACTTTCAGCTGCTTCATTTTGACCATTAAAAACTAAATTTTGGGCTAATTGTTTATCTAGCTTTATTAAATAAACAGCATCTCCATCGTTAAATTGCGAAGGTACATTTGATTTTCTTTCAAGATACTTAAATACTCTTTGTACTTTATATATATTATTATCCGCCGCTTGGCCTGCTGCTATTTGATCTCTTGATCTATCAAATTTTAAGTAAACAGGGTTATCCCCATTGTAATTATTTTTATTAGACGGGGCTTTTTCTAAGCCAGTAACCAAAGGGAGCGTTGCATATTTTGATTCTTTATTGGCATATGGTAAATCTGTTCTTATGCAAAAATGATACCCTTTGTCTAATTCTGTTTCACTAATAAAATCTCTTGAAGGATTAAAAGATTGACCATCAGTTGCAGTTGAACCACCCGCGTGATTTGTGTCACCTCTAAAGCCGCCCTGCATTGGTGTTTTTGGGTTAGAACCTCCAATTCTTGTTATAGACGAGTCGCTATTTGCCAAGCCGCCGCCATACATATGAAATTGTCTTGGGTCGTTATCAGTTTGATTACCATCTAAAGATATTGTACTTAATACTTGTAAATTGTTTAAATCTTCTTCACCTTTTAACTCCGCTAATAAGCTGGTGTTATTTCTTATTTTTATAAAAAATTTACCTTGATATTCTTCTTTACCGCTTTCGTCAACTGTATCAACTATAACCATTTTTACCCCGCCGCCATAACTACCAGATGTAATATTTAAAGACGCATCTCCACCAACTATTGTAGCTCCACCACTTAAATCACCAGAAGGGTTGAGCAGTTTATCTCTATCAAAATCGTCATAAAGAATTTTTACATCATCTCCAAATTCTTGAGTAAAATGTAATTCAAAATCATTATCATCAGCTAAATCTAATTCTTTATTTGATATTGTGTAAACATCAGTTTCCCCCGAACCAGTAACAAATTTTACTTTTGTGCCAGGATTTAAAAGAGTATATGCTTCTTTACTTACCCCGTCTTTGGTATCATTATCAATTCTCCCATTGTTATGAATATTAGTTTCTAGAATCTTGTACATTGCATTAACAGTTATTCTATTTCTGCCTGGAACAGGAGATGACCCGGGTTTTAGTACATGCAAGTCTTTATCTTGTTCAAGATTTTTACCAAACACAAATACATCTGGAACATATATTTCTTTTAAAGGTTTAGCTAAAAATGGAGGTGGGGTGGTATATTTATCTAATACTTTAAATTCTTCTTTAATATCTGAAATATTATTACCTCTTTTCTTTTTAAGTATTATTTTATCGTCAACATCTACTTTGTTAACATCTGCAGATGGTATTGCAACATATATAAACCCTTCTTTATCTTGATAAAAACTATCACCTATAAAGTTATGTGTTTTAGATGATATTTCTTTTATAAAATATTTATAAGTTTTTGCGAATGAAGGTGGGTTGGAAGTTATAGCTGTTTTAAATCTAGTTGAAAAAGAAGCTCCTTCTTGCCCAACTTTTACAATACCTGTTTTGCTTGTTAACACAGGTGTTTGCCTACCAAACTCATCCATGTAAACAACACCAAATTGATATGTTCTTTTTGACTTTATAGATTGTCTTTCTTTTTTAACATCATCATAATTTGAATCAGTAGGATTGTATCTATTATGTATACCTACTGAAAATACAGGCTCTACATTTGCCGGAGGATTACTAGAATCTTTTAAATTAAAGTTTTCAGTATAATTACCATATATTAATCTGTTTGCTGTAATTTCTTGTGCTTTAGCTTTTCTAGGTACACTATCAAATAATCTTAATAATTGATTTGATGGTAAAGTTTTAAATATTTGATCATCTTTTACTTCAAATTCTAAAGGGCTTGGAAAAGCATTGCTAGAATTTCTTTTAATAGTATCAACTAAATAGCAGTTTGTGCCTACAGAATCTTTATATAGTATATCTATTTCTTCAACATCAGCATGTATATTATGATTTAAATTTTTTAGTTTTAGCAGCCTCAGGCTATTAACCATTGCTAAATTTTGACCCGCTTTTGTATCATATTCTACACCTGTATTTCCAAGGCCGGGATTAGATTCATCTATTAATGGTCCAACTGTAGGGTCAGGTAAAAACGCCGCATTAGAAAACGGAGAAAAGCAAGAATATTGCCCATTATTGTATTTATATCTATAAGCAAACCTGGGAAATTTTTCTTGAAATAACGGATCATCTTCCTCCAGTATACATGTATAAGGTACGGCACCGCCTGGAGCCTTTTCAGATAAAGTTAATATTGTAGCTGTATACGTTCCAACACTACCGCCAGTTTGAGAGCTATTATAAGTAGTTAATTCTATTCTAGCTTTAATAGTTTTCACAGTGTCATCGGATTGTGTAAAAGAATGTGTTAGTACAATTACGTCTCCAACTTGATAATTAGGATTTACAGAACTACCTGCCACTAAAAATTTACTAAAATCTTGACCTGTATTATTAAATGAAGTTCCAGTGTCTATAGAGGGTACTAAATTACCAACACTTGCAGTTGACCCAAAATCAGCCTGCATAATTACAGTGCCACCACCATCTCCCGCAGTGCCCAAACCGCCTCTTGCTGAACTGCTCATATCTAAAGTTGGCGCAGCTAATGGAGATTTTTTAATAACAGTTATTCTTTCTGCACTTAATCCAGAGCTGGTTCCCGCAGATCCAGAAGTTTGACCTCTCCAATATTCAATATCTACTTGTCTTGGTTCATTTAAATTATCTGTAAAAAATAAAATACCATCAATAACATTTGCCCCAGTTATAAAATAATCCGTATTAAAATTTAATATATTACTTTGGTCAACTAATATTGTATCGTATGTGTTTGCTTGATAATCCCACTCTGCTATTAAATCTTTTGCTGATGATGTAATAAACCAATATATTTTATTATTTTCAATATCTTTTACGGTACCAATACATTTTGCATTAGATAAACTTATTGTATCTCTTTGAGTATTACCTAAAATACTTTTTAATGCTCCAACGTCGCTACCTTCTGAAAAGTCAACATCAACATTTACAGCGTCTCTATATTCACCATTAGGAATCAATCTTTCATCAAGGTCTTTATTCATTTTACCTTGTATAAAAGCATTTTTAATTTCTGGCATACTTTAGTGTTTTATTACTTTAGATTTATTTCTCATTACTTGAACAAGCTCTTTAGGGTTCAAGTTTGCTAACCTTAACTTTGCATTTCTTATTGATGCAAATCTATCTCTTTTATATCTTTGGATTACATACTCTGGAAAATTTGTTCTAGCACTTACTATAGAATATACAATATGCTTATATAACGCTTCTTCAGCAAATTTATGAACTTTCATTTCAGAGTCAGTACCCATGCTATCTGAAATATATTTTATTGTTATTACAGCATTAGCTAAATCAGATGTAAAATGAAATTTACCATTTAATTCATCTATCATAAAATTACCATTTTTTTGAGCAATTTCTGGGTCTAACCCGAATCTTCCGCCATACTCAGATATTCTTTCATGTGCTCTTTCTAGGTCGTTGTTTACATCGTTATCAAATAGTCCTGTAAAATTACCACTGTTATTATCTTTGAATCTTGTTTGAGTAGTTGGTGTTTGAGTTAATAAACTATCATCATCATCAAATAAATATTCTGCTTCTGAATCTTGTAATATAGATTCTGTTGGTATAGATGTAAATCTTATAGGATATAAAGGTCTTTCTACACCAGCCTTATCAACTCTAGATATTTGAACATAATCTACATAATCTTGTGGCATTAGTACTGACAAAGAACTACCAACTTCTACTTCTTGTATTTTTTCAACTTTAGTTAAATCATAACTAAATTCTTGCAAACCTCTTTTTGCATGGAATAATACGTCTGATCTTTTAACCCTAGGTATTATTTTATCTTTACCTACATATGAAACCATAAAATTAGCAACTATATCTGTTAAAGATATATATCTATATCCACCAGAAGGTGTTGTTAATTTAACTTCTATAAGATCACCGGCTGTTCTTCCTGAAGAAAATATTACCTTACCAGCATTATTACCAGATGAACTATATGTATATAGATTGTCGTCTACTTCTGAACCATTAATAAAAACAATAAACTTTGATTCCGCTGTTGGCAAAGGATCTAGTGTTAATAAAAACTGTGTCTGACCCGCGGTTGCTGTAAACTTTTGTCCCGGAGTATAATATTGATAATGTGTTTGATTTATAAATGCCATTTATTATGCTTTTTCTTGTTGTACATCCTTCATTTCTTCAGCTGAACCTGTTTGGTAAAGATTACCATCCTTTAATAATATACCAGACAATGCTAATATTTTATTAACTAATTCTGTTTCCTCAGATTCATGTAGCTCGAAATTTACAGAATTTGCTGAGTTATATAATCCTGTCCCGCTGTTAGCAGCCCATGATACTGTTGCTGGTATTTTTACGTAATTAGCATATACACCACTGGTTATTTGTGTGTTATTATCGCCATATACTTTTATACCGGTATTACTTCTTATATAAATAGGATATTCATTTGTTGGTGAAGCAATAGGTGAAGATTTTATATATAACCATTCTCTTTGGGTTACTTGCTCTGCTTCGCGGCACGATGGACAGTTTGTTAATACAGAACCAAGTCTATATAAATCAGTAGGAAGAGATGTTCCACTATTACTAACAGAACCTTGTTTTTCAAATAAACTTATTTTTTCTTCTAATATTTCAACCATGTCAGCATACTCTGTTTGATTTCCAGGTATTCTACTAAATTGATTTAAATCGTAAAAATACTGTTCAAATATATCTAACTGTGCTTGATTAGCCATTGTGTTAAATTCCTGAGGTGTAATATATCCTCGCTGTTCTTTGTTAGTTATAGCTAACACTCTTTGGTATACTGTGTTTACGTTTACTGCCATTGTATTATTGTTATAGGTTAAAGGCCCACAATCGCAGGCCTTTTCCTACAATTGCTTTACTTTAATTTTTTTTCAATATTTTGAAATACTTCAATTCCGTCGTCGGTTTTAAAGTAAGCTGCTAATGCTGAATATGGGTTTTCATCAAATGGAACTTTAATTAATTTTCTATCAGTTGACCCCCACATAAATGTTCTTTGGTCATTAGATAATTTAATAATACCTTGTTCTGTTGCTTTTATACCTACATTTCTAATATTTAGATTTTCATCATTAGCTAATTCTAAGAATAAGAAAGGATTTCTTCTAGCAAATAGTAAGCAATCTCTTTTAAGTTCCTTAGAAGTCATCTTAGACACTCCATTTCCAATCTCAGCTCTTAAAATTGCTTCAATATGATCCAATTCTAAAGTTTGAGCTAAATTTAAAGCTTTAATTTCCATTTCTAAATAGTCTATATCATTTTCAGCTATCTGTACTGGATTATGTTCTTTAAATTTTTTATTTAAATCTGGGTGGTGTGCTAAATATTTTTGTAAAGTTTGTTTTTCTTTTGGAACAAATAATTTTCCATCTTTAAACATAATATGGCTTAATTTTTGAGGGCCTTTCATTTCATCTACAAATATTGTTTTTTGATTTTCACAATATTTAATTTCTCTTTCATAGCCTAATTCTTTGTCAAACCATAAACATCCTCTACTTTTTATTATATAAACTATAGGAGATTCGCCTATTGAAAGTTCATATAATTTATCTACAAATTGTGGTTTTTTTACTACAGGCTCCACAGCCTTTTTTACTACAGGTTCTACAACCTTAGTCTTTTTTGTTTTTTCCATGATATAATATAATAAAAGTTAAAAATAAAAAGGGCAGGGTGCCGAAGCACCCGTTCCTTTTAAATTAAGTATTAAGAGTCAAATCTGATAAAGTTGTTAGCAGCTTGTACTACTAAACATCTTTCTGAAAGATAGTGAACTTCCATAATGTCTTTACCAGTTGTAGATGCTCCACCTACAGAACCAGTAATCCATGATTTCATTCTTCTATCATCAGTTTCAGAAGCTCTATATCTTACGTGTAAGAAAGGTCTTCTAACGTTTTTACCTAACATTTGGTCATACACTGAAGATGTACCAGCTGGTACTAAAAGTCCTTTTAATCCTCCTACTAAACCTCTTGTAGATTTATCGTTAAGATATTTCCAGTCAGTTTTGTAAAAGTCATAAGAACCTCTTCTAAATCCAGAGAATCCTAAGTTAAGTGCCATGTCAGATGAATTTTCAAATACACCAAAGTTTACACCACCTGTAATACCTGGGTTTAATCCCGCTAACAAGTCGTCAATAACTAGATTTGCATCTCTATTTAAGAATAACATATTTTCTTCAATAGCACCTTGCTTATCTAATTCCTTTAATAAATCATCAAATTCTGATAATTCAGCTGATGCGTTGAATTGGTTTGTCGCAACAATACCTCTAGTTCCAATCGCAGATAAAAGTCCTTCAGTACCCTGAACAGCTACATCAGAAGCAGCAGTCCCAGATCCTGTAGCTGCTTTTTCAGCTTCAATCATAGACATTTCTAAATAGTCCTCAAATCTTACTCTAGTATCACCTTCAGCCTTCATATACCATAAGTAACCTGCCATTCCAGACTCACCACTTACTTCAACCCAACCAATTTGAGCTGTATCAGAACCAGAAACTTCAAAGTGATCTTTGATAATAATTGGTCTGTTAGTAAATGATTTAAAGTTTGGCTCAACAGCGTCAGTCATTGAATCAGAACCTTTTACAAATTCAGAACCGTAAACAAAGAATCTAATAACAACAGCTGTGTCTCCACTTGCTAATGTTGCTAAATCATCAAAGTTTTCAGCACCGTAAGGTAATAATGTTAAAGAAAGGTTATCAGAAGCTACAGCCGTACATTTAGCTTTAACTACTACAGTACCAGCACCTCCAACGATAGAAGCTACTACAGTAGCACCAACTCTTACAGAGTGAGCTATTGAAGAACCTGATTCGTTGTCAACGTCTTTAATTGCAGTAACCGCACCGTTTGTACAGTTAATAGTTCCTTTATATGCCAGGTGTAATCTACCCTGCTCAGACCAAATAACTTGATCAGAAGCCATAGGCATTTCAGCACCTACCATTCTCAAGAATGAAGAAACAGAACGGTTTCCGTATCTTTCAACTTCTTGGGCGTACAATTCAGGTAGAAATTGTTGTGACCAATTCTTACCATCTGTACCATGAAAATTTAAATAGTTAGATGACAGCGTTACTTTTTGCGACGCTGGGCTAACTAAACTACTGGCTAATGGGCCAGTAAACGTATTATCGTTTGCCATTTTTCAAAAGTTTTTAATAGTTTTTTAATTTTAGTTTAATTCCTAACAAATCATCTCCGCTAATAACTCTTGCTTTCATTCCGCCAGCTTCAACATTTTGATGTCCTGATCTAGGACTCATGTTGATATTCTTAGCAGACTTAACAGATTGCTTAATAGCATCTGCCTTGCCTTGTTCATAAAAGTGTTGAGCGATAGCATCGGAATTCATCGCGGTAAATAAAGCTTTATGATAGCCAGGAGCATCAGCCATCTTATTTTCTTTATCTAAGAACTTCTTAGTAAAGTTATTGATGTCGCTCTGGGTTTCTCTAACCTCATTTACATTCTTCACATTAAACCTAAATCTCTTATCCCCGACATTGTATTCAAAACCTTTGAACTTATCGTTAAAAAGCGAAGTGGTTTTATTGTTAAACACATCTCTTTGAGATTGTGCTATTTTTTGATTAGCTTCGGTTTCTTCATTATATCTATTGAAAAAATCCATAGCTTTCTGGGCTTCAGGTGTTAGCTTATTCCCAGCTTTAATTTCTTTATAATATGTTGCTTTAGCGTCTTCTAATTTATACTTAGCCTCAGCAACAGCTTCTTTAAAAGCTAATTTTTTTCTTTTTATATCTTTAGGTTCGTCAACTTCCTCATCGTAAGAAAAACTATCATCAATTAAAAATGTTATTTCTTCCTGCGTTAAATGAGGTTTACTTTGAGAATAATATTCCTGTAGTAAATCCATTTGTTCGAACTTTTCGTAATCCTTATTTAAAGCAACATAATCCTCTAAATCCCCACCAGTTTCATTCATAAACTTAACTAAGTCTTGAATATTTTCTGGATAGTCTATTGATTCTTGTGCTTCAACTTCCGGTAATACTTCTTCTTGTTGCGGTGTGGGCTGGGTAATTTCAGCGCCTGCTTCCACTCCTGTATTGTCAGTTGAATCCTCTTCATCTGTAATTTCTTGTAATACCGATTCTTCTTCTGCCGGTTCCTCTTCCTTTACTTCTTCTTCTTCTTCTTCTCGTACTTCTTGCAATCCCACTTCGGCTTCTTCCCCAGTTTCTTCAACCTCGACGCTTCCGCTAGGCACGCTATCTTCTGTTTCTTGTTCTTGAACGGCATCTTCTTGATTATTAATTTTACTGTAGTCAACTTTATACATGTTTGATTCTTGGTCAAACCCCGCATTCTTTTGTACTACTTCTTCTTTTTCTTGCACAGATAATTCTTCACCTGTGTCTAACACTTTAGCTTTAATTTCTTTTGCCATAATAAAATATTATATGATTATACAATTTATATATTACTTAGGTTCAAATGCACCTAAGTTAAAATTACCGCTTATTATATCGTTTCCTGCCGATTCGAAATTTTTAGGCGGTCTACCAGTTTTTCTCTGGTCGATTAATTCAGATTGTTGAGACGCCTGTATTTTTGTACGTTCATCTTTACGATCTTCTTTTTTGTTCATTGCATTGGACTCTGAATCGGTTTTAACTTTTGCTAAAGCCATATTCATTTGGAATTCCATTTGCATTAATTGTTTCTTTAATTCAGCTTCTCTGTAAAGTTTATTAGTATCTAACTGACTTTTAGCTTGTTCTAATTGTATTTTACTTTGAGTTAACGCTTGTTGTTTTTGTATTTCTGCTTGTGCCGCAACTTGTTGTGCTTGAGCGTTTGCTTGTGCCTGAGCCTGTATATTTTGTTGTTGCATTTTTTGGTCTCTTTCTTGCTTCTTTTTTCTTCTTAATTTTAAAAGTTGATTAGCAAGTTTAACATTTTTAATCATTCTTATATCAATAGCGTCTTCTAATTCAATATTATTTTGTGCTATTGCCACTTGAATATTATTTTCTAATAGTTGTTTTTCTTCTTCATCTGGCTCTAATTCTAAGAATATACCAAAATCATGTAAATGTAATTCCGCTAATTCTTTTAAAGTTCCAACGTTATGCGACCCTATGCTTTGTATGAAAGCATTTGCTGTTGGAGAATATTCTAAAACATCAGAAATTCTTAATGATATTTTTTCAGCCATTTCAGCTGTTAAGAACAATCCGCTTTGTAATATATGTCTAGTAGCTGTATTGCTATTTGCTGCCGCAAGCTTTTGCACACCTACTAAGGCATTCTTATCCGGAGTGCTGCCATCTCTTGCCTCGTTTAATCCTGTAGCATCTCTCATCATTTGTAAATAATAATTATAAGTGCTAATTAAAGCGGATAGTTTTCCTGTACCAGAATTATTACTTATTTCTTGTATTGGGACTTTTCCTGGGTTCATATCACCATCAGATGTAAATGATCTACCTATAATACTACCTGTTTGGAAAAACATATTTAATGCTTCTTGTGGATTGTAATTACTACCGTTTCCTAAATCAACTTCCGCTAATCCATCGGCATCAACATATACACCATCCGGAACCATTCTTGCAAGTATTTGCTGAATTTTTAAATGAGTTAACTGAATCATGTCTGCAAACCCAGTAACTCTGCTAACTAAAGATTCAACCTTACCGTTATACAATCTTGGTGCTACTATAGAATAATTAAGTTTAACTTTATTTACATCGCTTTTTTCACGCAACATATTTTCACAAAGATTCCATTTAAGTAATTGTTTAGCCCCTGGTAAATACACACCTTCATAAACAACTTCAATATTTTTAGCAATACGTTCAAATTTTAATCCTTCAACCATTGGTGGATTGAAAGCGTCTGATTTTTTAATAATTTTTTCTGCCCCAGTTGCTGTTTCTTTTACTTTATAAACCTCATTCATGTACGTTTTATAACTAAAGTACATTAATTGAATAGAATTATTATCTGTATTATTAACTTGAGAATTATATTTATTATAGCTATTGTAATCCCCGTTACCTTGACTTTGTATTTTCTTTAAATCTTCATCTGTTAAATTCGGAAATTCTTTTTTAACTTCTGATATATTAACATTTTTAATTTCACCTACATAGTATATGTCATCAAAATACGGTGATTCAGTATAAGAATAAACAATATTTGCGGGATCAACATATTCAATTTTTATTCCCTCAGATTGTGTAAAATTGTTTTTAACACAAGCCATTCCAAGAACAGCTAAATCATAATAAAATCTTTTCTTTGTTAACTCGTAATTGTTTTGATTAAATATAGTTGATATAGCCTGCTCCTCTGCAATTTCAATTCCTTGCTTATAGCTTAATTGCATGTGTAATTCTAGCTCTTCGTTATTTTCAGGAAGTTGATCTGCAGGAGTATTATACATGTTAATGCCAAATTCTTTTTGAGCATAATCGGATAACTCTTTAGTTTTCATATCCATAAGTATGCCCTCCATATATTGAGTTCTTTTATTAACTCCAAATGGGTCTTGTGAATATGCTTTTATGTCATAAGTTCTTTCTGCAATACCATTTACAACTATGTCAACAAACTTAGGTATAATAGGAACTGGTTTCCAGTCTAAATTTAAATATGATAAATCACCATTAATAGATAATTCATCTTTATATTTTTGAATAGACTGTTCTCCTCTAGCATACAATCTTAATTTATGAAAATTATTTTGGTTTTGGAAAAATCTATTTACTCCATGAGATTTTTTAAACCATTCATTTTCTATAGCTCTTGCAACTTCTAAGCCGTAATCCATACTTAACTTTACGTCGTCTCCTACGGTTTGACTTGGAAAATGTGATTTCATAACTGATTCAGCCATATTATTGTTTTATTATTTTTGATAAACTTCCTTTATTTTCGTATTTTGAAAAATTAATATTTACTTTTTGTTTTATTCTTTCAGCGTGTGGTTTATATTTGTTTTTATTACAAGCCATAATAGCTAAACCAGAACTAATTGCGGCATCAAACTTTGTTCTTTTATTTATATCAAACTTCGCCCAATCATTAAGTGTTCTGTTAAAATATAAATCACCATATGAGCCACCTGATAAAATGCCAACATAATCATTAATATATGTTTCAATAGCAGCAGCATGAGCCTGCCTTATATCTTCACTTGAATTAGGTATACCACCTATTTCTTTTTCTGTTATTGATAATTTATTTCTTGCTTTGTCCGGTCTATTCATAGAATAACCTCTGTATCCCCTTCTTTTTAAATAATATAATAATCTAGGTTTATTATTCTCTGCTAATAAAGGCATTCCATAAAATACTAACGCCATTAACACATCTTCAAAAAACATTTCAGCTGTTTGCGGTCTGGCTATATATTCTAAAAAAAACATATTAGCAGGGGCATTATCCATGCTAAACTTAGTTAAACCATGTAAAGACCCTTTAGAACCTTGTCCATCTGTTGTTCCTGATATATCATAACTATCACAACCAAAAGCACCCATGTGCTCATTGCCTGGATATTTCATACCGTTCTTAATTATAATATTATTTTGTAATTTTACATTCGGAACCCAGCTGACTTTAAACCTTCCGTTAAGATTTGGCGTAAACTGGACCTTTGTGTCTTTAATTCCATTTTTCCACGTAAAGCTGCCAACGGTAACTTGTGACAGATTTGCGACTTCATCGTTGTAATCAATTTGCTCGTAAATTTTTGCTAAATTAAATATGCTATTTCTTGTTTCATCTCTAAACGCATGCTCTTCAGTACGTGGAAACTGTCTATAGAATTCATTTAAAGCATCTTGATCACCCTTTAAACCTTCAACTTCGTTTTCCCAGTGTTCAATAACTCCGATGTCAATTTCATCTCCGTGTACATCTTTAACAATTGTGTCTGGTGTTTCAAATACAGGTATTCCATAAGAATCAATGAATCCCTCGAAGTTCCATTCCATAGGTATGAACAAAGAATATAATCCCGAGCGAGTCTGTCCATTGCGGTTTCTTTTGGTAACATCTGAGTCATGGTATAATTTTTTAAAGTTTTCACCTCCTTTATCTGATGAGTTACTTGTTGAACCCATCATACATTTTCCGATTATTCTACTTCCTAATCTTAATGTGGTTTTCGTAACACGCCAGTTGTTGAGGATGTTCTCGGGGCGCTCCCATTTGCCGGCTTCGTCATGTACGAGGAGGGCAAGTTTCTCCCCATCGTAGGAGTTATCCCCTGTGTTCTTCCAATCGATGGTCGTGTCAAGTCCCTGGATGTCCTCCATGGCTTCGTTGGCGGTAAGCTTACGTCTGGTAAATTTACTGGCTGGGACACGGTAGGCAAGTTCGGTTTTTGGACGGTCCATTCCGTCCTGGATGGGTTTGAAAAAGAATGGGTAGTTGACAGAGATGGGAACCACCTTATCTGTAAACATCTTCTTGGCATCGGCACCGGACTTTGATAATATACCATACCTAGAGTCACTCGATATGGTTGCCAGGTTAACAGTCTCTCCTGATGCCATGAAAGAAAACCCGGAACGCCTGTTCTTAAGGTAACACATCCCATAGGATCGTGAATCTGCCTTACAAGCTTCCCAGAAAATAAAGAATAATCTATTTGCTTCTCGAAACTCTGGCTTCCCGATGTCAATCTTAGTCCACTGCAAGTACATATAGTGAGTGCCACTAATATAAGTAGGAGTGTCTTTGTTATAAAACCAAAAACCCTCTTCCCTTTTAGTAAACTCTGAATCAATATACGCATGCCAATTATTTTTAAAATCTGATGGTAAATCTCGCCAATCAAATATTGTTTTTATTTTGTCTAATTCTTTTGGATATTTCTGAACCTCCCATTTGTTATTGCCTTTAAAAACATTTTTAGGCTGCTTGGGTAGAGCTATTTTAAGATTTTGTATCTCATATATCTCGCCTATCATGCCTGTTTTGCTTATAACAACAACGTCGTGCTCTTTATTATAGCCGTATTTCCACTTTTTTGCTTTATTAAGCCTTTTAATCGTATTAATTTTTATAGGCTCTATAACGCTATATAATGATTGTTTATACATTACTTAGATCTTCTTTCGGCAAACCCTTTAAACGCAACTTCTTTGTTTTCTAAAGGTTTGTTTTCTAATAATGCTTTTTCTTCTTCAATACGGTTAAGTATTTCAAAAGCATCAAATATAGCTAGTTTTTTTGTAGCGGCTGCATTTTTTAATCTATCAGCAGATATGTCATCTTCTGTTTCGACTATAGGTTCTTTTGCAACCTTTATAAGTTCTTTAACAGCACTATGTCCAGCTTGGATTATATTCTTTTTCGTTTCCTTGACGTTCATACTTAATAGATATTGAATTAGTTAATACTCTATACAATCTTTCACCGTTAACAATAAATTCATATTCACTGCTCGGTGTAAATCCAACTAAATCTTCTTTATTTATATCTTTAAGTTCTTTATCAACATATTTGATAATACCTCTTAATGGAACTTCTTTTTCTAATAATATATTATTTGATTCAATTGGTTTAATAAAACAATAACCTTTTGGTGCATGCCACTCGTTATTTCTTTTATATAAAAATATTTGGTCTGACTTAACAAAATATTTATTATCCTCCCAATAACTTCTGCTATTTTGTTCTACACCCCTAACATCGTACCATCTTCTAAAAACATTATGATGTACAATAACTTCATCACCTGTTTTAATTTCGGTATTTTCTAGCTTAGGAGTTGATAAAACCACACCAACACGACTTACATATCGATGATCAGATATTTCTGAATTTAATATCAGCTCTTTATCATCGATTTGTTTTATATTGTCGTATCTTTTATTTTTTGGTTTGATTATAAAGTCAAAAACACTACGCATTAATATTCTAAATTATATTCAACTGCAACAGCCATATTCTTATTAAAATCTTTCCAAGGTAAAACCTCGTTTCTTTTTTTAATAAAAATAGAAAATTTATTATCTTCTTCAATAATTGAATCTATTATATGACCACCGTAAACTTCTTGTCCAACGGAGTAGTGCATTGCATCGTTCTTATAATCTCTGCCTATACTAATCTTCCTTATTAGGCTCATCTTCTTCAATCTCTTTTATAGTGCCGTCAGTTAAGTTAACTGAAACTTTACCATATTTTTCCTCAAGCGTTTTTTGCAATTCTCCTAATTGGCCTTGTGCTTGATTAACTTGCATTACACCCATTTGTTTTTGAATTTCCAATCCACCAACTTGCATTTGCAAATTATTAATTTCTTGTACTTTTTCTTGAATTAGTTTTAATTCTTCGTCTGTGATTTTTAAATCATCTGTTTTCTTTGTCATAAAATTTAATTTTAATTGTTATTACTATGTTTATATCATTACGTATTTTACGTAATTTTTACTTTATTAATTTAATGCTAAAGGTTCTTTATCGTAAGTTCTACCCTTAGGGTCAAATTTTTCACACATCCAAAACATACCATCAGCCTTCCATTGTCCGTGCCATCTAGCTGATCCTTCATGTGGTTTACAATCAGGTTTTGCAAATTCCCATATTCTATTGCCTGTTCCTTTTATATCATCTAAAGACTTTACATAATACATGTCAAAGGGGCCTAACTCCATTGCTGCTTTCATTAAAACTGGTAAATTTTCATCAACTTCTCCTGTTATGCAAATATCTATATCAGTTGTTTTCCAGCCTTGTAAAAGACCCCCAACTAAATATAACTTATAATGTGCCCAATTCATTTTTAATAGATCGTCAATACAACCTTGGTATAAATCATCGTCTAAGCTTTCCATCCAAGGAACAAGTGTATATCCTCCGTTTACATATCTTACCTCTCCATCTGTTTTAAGATTAAGGTTTGCCGTGTTTAAATTTTCAAAATATCCCATATTATATATCGTAATCTGTTAATTCTACTATAATTCCCATAGAAACTCCATCCCATGTTTTTCCTGACGCATTTTTTTGGTAACCAAAACTCAATTCATCTCCTTCGGCAAATGTATTACTTGATGTTGGTGACCATGTTATTGTACTGCCTGAAATGGTTAACTCTGAGCTACTAGTCACCTGTGAACCATTTACATAAAGGAAAAGCTGTGTTGTCATACCACTACTTGCGCTACCTGTTACGGTTCTCATAACAACTTTAGTTACTTTTCCAGCAGCGGGCATAGTTAAGTAATGATAATATGATTTACTAGAAACTGTTGCTTCATTGTCATGTCTATTAAATGGCACTAGTAATATCGCGTTAGATGTTCCGTCAAACCAATTACTATTAAACAAACAAGGTATGTCTCTATCCTCAATATCTGAAGACACTGTTAAACTTCCAACAACCCCTACTTTTCCTGCATTTACATTTACATGGAGCATAGTATTGCCTCCCGCTGCAAATTTTAGTGTATCAGCAGAATCTGAAAACATTCCCGTATTTGCATCTCCAGTAAAACTATATGATGGTGCACCTTTATTTCCTAATGGAGCTATTACTACACCTGCAAAAGTTGCATTACCTGATGATTCAACTTTCATTTGGCCTGATGTAGTTTGTCCATTAGGTCTTAAAAAGACAGTTCCTGAACCTGTGGTTGCTAACGATATTGAAGCATCATCCCCAAGAAAATAAGAGCCTGCAGTAACGGCTCCTGTAAAAGTACCATTACCTTCAATAGTTACATTACCTGATATATCTTGTTTAAAAGCATTTGCATTTCCACTGCTACCAATATTTAAAACTCCATCAGCGTCTTTCCATATTCTGTGGCTGGTAGCGTGACTACTTGTAATAGCCATACCATTACCTGC